AAAAGTGCCATTCCTAAACTTGCCTTAATGTTTTCATAGGATGCGCTGACTCGTTGCAATTGCGCTGCCAATGTGTTGTATTCGCGGCGTGACTGGCCCTGAGCAGCCGTTGTTTTCATTGTGATCAATTCATAAGCGGCTTGTGCTTCGGCTGCTTTGAGCAGATCACCCTTCAGTTTGTCTAATCCCTTTGCTGCAACGCGGGCGTTAATGTCAGATTTCTTGATTGCAACACCGTAGCGTTCAATTGGGTTATATTCACCCTTAAATGTTGAACTGAGCGCCTGAACTGCATCTGCAGTTGTTCCGCCGTATGTTGCCGCTAAATCTGCAGCCAAAATTTCAAGTTCTTTTGTGCGTGCAATGGCATCTTCTTGGCTCATACCCAAGCCTGTTAATTGTGTACCTAACAGTGCTGCATAACGAGCTGCATCTGCAGTTGAAAGGCCATAATCAACCATTGACTTTGAAAAATCTTTAAGTTGAACAGAATTGCTGCCAAATACTGCATCTAAAGCACCAAATTGCTGAGATACATCAGATGCAGCCATAACTGCATCCTTGCCAATTTTGATTGCTGCGGCGGCAGATGCTGCTGCTGCAAGTCCAAATGCTCTTGTGGCCTTCTTGCCGTAGGCATCAAACTTAGCACCAAGTTTTTGAATATCTTTTGCTGCTGCCTTTGAGCCTTTATCAGAATACTGGGTGAGGATGCGGGCTACAACTGCGCCAACTGCCATTTGTTATGCTCGCTCTCTGTTTAAATTTCGCTGCAATTCAGCTTTTGCATCATCCAATGCACGCTTTACATTTGCTTCAATTCTTGGCTTATCTTTATCAACTACGCGCCATACTACACGCGAAGCCTTACCAAATCTGTTGCCAATTGTGCGCAAGAACTGCCCACTTGAGGATTGTGCAGTCATTCGTTTTGTTCCTGATGCCACACGGCCAGCAACTTCAAAGATTGAACCTGCCGCAGATTTGTTCAGCAAAGCACCAGCGCTGGTTGTGTAATCCTTACGAACCTTGCCTTGTGCCTTTGTCTTTGTAATCTTGCTGCGAATCTCGCCAGCGTTCCACCCTGGCCAACCTTCGCCACCGCGAACACGGCCTTTGATTGCATCTGACTTACGCCATCCACTCATAGGTGGTTGATCGCTAATTAAGTTTTTGGCATCACGCTCTGCGCCAGCAAGTTCAGTATTGATAACCTTGTTAAAACGCCGAACTGCGCCTTTATCAAATTGCTTTAAGGCATCAAGCGTTTCTTTTATACCAGTCAAAACAATTACTTCATCAGCCATTGGCCTTAGCTCGTTCCTTTAAGTAAATCATCATTGCTTCAAAGATGCCTTCGGGGGCATCTAGTAGATCAATTGGAGATATACCAGTTTCGCAGGCCACCGCAGCAACCGAATAAGTTAGGCTGTTGCGGTGGACTCGAAAGAACTATCAGCATCCAATTCTGCGCTGATAATTGAATCTAGGTATTCATTTCCAAACAGTTTGACTGGTGTGCCACCGTTATTTTGAGCATCTACTTGCTGACATTTCCAAGCAAGCCAATAAATATGCTCAATCTTTTGTTCTTCACCAAGTAACTTTGGCATACCTTTGCCAAACTGTTGTTCAAAAGCAACAATAACGCGTGGCGTTAACTTATATGACTTTTCAACACCATCTGTTGTTTTTACTTTGATTGATAATCCATCCATCTTTTCCCCCTTAGTAGATTATGAAATTGCTTTTGTAATTGGACCTGAGATTGGCCAAGTCACGCTTGCCACACTCAACTCACCAACGCTTGCTGACAAAGGTTGCCATTCGGCCACAAGCGCGTTAAAGGTAAATTTCGGATTGCTTGCGCTTGTTGCACCTGATGTTGGCTTAACCTGCATTGCAACTGCAGTTCCTACAGTTGATGTTGCAAGTGAAGTTCCGTTAATTAGTTCTTCAAGTGCATTGTCTGCGAAATCTTGGTTGAATTCAATTGTCAATGAGTTATCAGCAAGGCCTGCAACGCGGGTACGAGCTGCACCTGTAGTTGAGATTCCTGTTGTGTCAATAACATCATATGATGTGCTTAATGAGATGCTCGTAATATATTGAGATATGTCATTGCTTGCGAACAAAACATTTGCATCTGTTAATACGATTCTTGCCATATTATGCAACCGCCTTTGTGATAGGACCTGAAATTGGCCAAGTTGCAGAAATCGTTGCTAACTCGCCCACGCTTGAAGATAGGGGTTGCCACTCGGCAACAACCGCTGCAAATGAGTAACTAGGGTTGCTTGCACTGACTGAACCTGATGATGGCTTTACAACAATTGTTGGTGTAGTTCCAACAAGTGATGAACCAACTGCGTTAATTGATACTTCAGGTCCACCTGTTGCAAAATCCTGATTAAATTCAAGAGTAATTGAATTGTCAGATAGCCCAGCAACACGGGTACGAGCGCCTGAGCCAAATCCAGTTGTATCTACGACATCATCGCTTGTTGACAATGCAACGCTTGTAATAAATTCACTGAGATTGACCCCGTTAATTACAACTGAGGCATCTGTTAATACGATACGGGCCATTTATTTTTCCTCTACTGTTGCTGGTTTAGTTGTTACTGTTTTCTTGAGATGTTCACCTGCAACTAGGGCATCTGCGTTCAGTCCTAGTTCAAGCAATTCTTTGTCGGTGATTGATTCACCCTTTTTCTTCGCCTCGAAATTGTCCGAGGTAACTGTGTAGCTCATTTTTCTCCTTATCCCCAAACGGTGAGACGGTATCGGTATGAAAGAAACTCAATATCCCCTGCGGAATAGGTACCCGCTTCGGCTGATGTAACTCGCAATGTGTTGCAAGCGCCACCAAGAGTTAGATCAGATTCAATTGCTGCCTTGATTGAGTAATCCCCGCTACCTGCAAGGTACTTATCAAGATCGTTTTGGCCAGTACGCTCTGTAAAACGCTGAACCAAAACAACAACATCAAGGTTTGCCTGGTCTAAGCCACGGGCATTGTTCAAATCAAAGGTAAAGTCCAACTGGCCAACGACTGCGGCGGGTGCAACTGGCACACTTGGGATAAGGTCATAAACACGCATACCCTTAATCGCCTCTAGGTTGGCTTTTAAGCCTTCACGAACCTGACTTGGCAACATTACTTAGCCAACCCATTATTGCGGCGCAATGGGCGCAATAGCGCCTCTACATCGGCATCTAGCTTTGCAGCCAAGCGCACTGTTCCAATATCGGTTGAGCCTGCAATACCAAATGGTGATTGGCGGCGTAGGAACAGGCGGGATGCCTGAATCTGAGCCGCGCTATTGACTTCAGCGGGTACGGCTGACCATCCAAAAACACCCTTAACGCGTACTGATTGTGGCAAGTTCCACGGGAAAACATAGGACCCAACGGCCAAAATGCGAGTCATTGGCCAACCGCGTGAAGGATTGTTGACTGGTTCAAACATTGAATCGCTTTCAGTCCAAACAGTGCCGTATGTACGGTCAAAGTTATCATCTGTTGCAATTTCGCTGATGCTCACAAAGTCATCAGTTGGCAAAATCCAGTAATCGGTTGGTGTGTAGTAACGAGTGGCAGGAACTAGGGCAGTTCCATCCTTGTAAAAGAAACGGCCTGTGTAATCGTCAATCATTCGGCTGGCAGTTGCAATAGCCACTTCAATTGCAGCATTATCCATTGAATCTTCAATGTTGAGCGCTGCCTTTACATCGTTGAGTGTGCAATACCCGTTAGTGATCGCCACGCTTTATTCTCGTTTCTACTTTGGGAAGCATTGCGCGTTCCAGTTGCGGAACGGCGGTAGCGGTTTCCTTTGATTTTACCTTAATTCTTAAAATTCTTTTTATGCGTTCCATATATCGTGCTGCCGATCATCTAGCCAATATGACTTTGAATGAGGCAATATCGCCCCTGTGTGGGCATAAATTGGAAAACCTAGTGAGCGAACACGGCGGCAGAATTGCAAATCTTCGCCAATCCATTCACCGTTGATAGGTCCATCCCAAAACCAACACCAATCTTGCCCCTGGTGTGGGTCTGCATCTGCTCTGATTGCTTCCAAAACGCTGCGGTGGATTAGCAAACATCCAGTGCCTGCGGCATCTACTTGAAACAGTGAATCTTTATCGTATTTGTTTAGTGGCAAGAAGCCTTCAGGGGCATCTTGAAAAATTGTTGGTACAGGTTGTGGATATGGAAAACCTGTTTCAAAGCTGGCAAACACTAGGCCTGCTACAACTGGGCGCTCTGTATCGTGTGCTGCCTCAATTAACTTATCAAATGCTTCAACTGGCAACTGTTCATCTGAATCCATCATTAAAAGCCAATCAGATTTGGTTTCCAAGAATTGCTTAACCAAACGATTGCGTTGCTTTGATAGTAACCCTGAACCCTTGATGCGAATGAATGGGCCAAGTCGTGATGATCGTGATTGCGCCAACTGAATCAAACTAAATGCGAACCCACCGTTGACATTGCCAGGGTCGCAACTACCAATTGAAACTTTGTGTGCTGACTTCATAGATTCCCCCGAATCATTTAAGAAGTAAGAGGCGGGCTAATCGGGGGAAATTAACCCGCCTCTTACAATTTTATCTTTCGATTAGAAAGAAGGTGCTACTAAACCAGTTCCGCTGATGATTGAAGCGGCCTTTGGATAGCGCTCTGCAGTGAACGCGCCGAAGCCGTACACAACAGACTTGATTGTGAGAGATGAAGCACCAGTTGCATCAAATGACAATGCGAATGGTGAACCTGGCTGCTCCCATAGGTGCATTTCAGGTGCTGCTACGCAATAGATTTCATCCTGGTTTGTTGCTGCACCGTATGTTGTTCCAACATTTGCATCAGCAATGATTGGCAAGCCCATCATTGAGTAACCTGAGTTACCGTATCCTGCTGCGCCTGCGCCTGCTGCTGCAGAGTTCATTGGACCGTTTGCATTTGGTACTACCAATGGGCGGCCTGTTGAATCTGTTGCTGCGAGCAAGAAAGCTAGACGGCGTGGGTGCATAATCCAGTGTGTTGGTGTCTCAAAGACATTTGACTGAATCTGCTGAATTGCATCAGCCAACTTTGGATATAGCAATGCAACTGTAGGTGTTGTTGCAGTGAATGTGATTGCGTTTCCACCTGAAGCGCGGATTCCCTTGAACTGGCCGTTTGAGCCTGTTCCGTTTAGAACCTGAGCATCAACTGTTGTGTGCCATGAACGGATTAGGTCAGCAACAACAAATGTGTCAATGCCTGTTCCTCTTTCAATCGCCTGTCGGGATAGATCTTGCTGGCCCGCGATCGTGCGCACTGGTACAGAAAGTAGTGTGTCATCGGCATCAGTTTCTGATACTGCAGTGTTCTGTGTTTCCTGAACAGCCGTTGATGTACCTGTTGTCATGCGACTAATTTCCAGAGACATACCTGCCACTGGGAGTGTGTGCTTTGCAGTTGCAAAGTCTGCAGTTGGACGGCCTGCGCGTGCATAAGGTGCAGCGAGGTCAACTAGATACTGAGGAACAACCAAACCAGCGAAGTTTGATGTATCAACATCGCGGCGCTCGATTGATTCTTCCTTTGTGTGGCGTGCTAAACGCTCTTGTGCGTTGTAGTCACCACGAACCTGTGCGTTGAAAACATCCTTTACGAATGAAACGCCAGCTTCAGGGTTGTATGTGCGTGCTTCGCGTGTAACGATCGCTCCGCCTACCTTTGGTGCAACAACTGCTGCAACTGATGAGCGCATTTCTGCAACCTTTGCATCTGCTGCTGCCTGTGTTGTGAACTTTTCGATCTTTGCATCTAGTGCGCGTGCTTCTTCAACGAGAGCATCAACCTTTTCGGTCTCCTCTGCAGTTAGATCGGTGCGAGATTCTGCGGCTACTGCCTCAAGAACTGCATCCATTTCTGCCTTAACTGCATCACGGCGCTCAAGAGCAACATCAAGATATGACTTTGACATTATTTCTCCAATGAGTTTGTAATTGTTTGAGGTGGTGGCAATGCTCTCCACGGCGCTTTAAGGGTGTGGGATTTGCTCCGACTTCGCTCTGCTACTTTTGTAGCAGAAATTTATTTTGTGTTGTTAACGATTGCTTGAGCCAAACGCAGTGAAATTGAACGCGCTGGCATATCTGTTGGCTCTAACTCAACTTCAGGTTCCTCAACTTCAACAGTTGGGGTAAGTGTGTTTAAGCCAAGCAAAACTTCAAGCATTGTCTTGCCTTCTTCAAGGCTATCGTAAGACTCTGAAACCTTTTCAAGAATTGAATTGATAACAAGAGTTGATTCACCATCTAGGGCGCGGCCTTCTTTGATTGCTTCCATTGCGTTTTTGATTGCCTCTCTTGCTTCAACTGAAGTTGTTGGGTATGCAGGATAGGTAACAACAGAAACATCACCATCTGCTAATGAAACCTCTGTAAGTGTGCGTGTTGAACGATCTTCGCTCCACTTTTGGCGGATAACGCGGAACGCAAAACTCATTTGGTCAACATCTCCGCGCTCAACTAACTTGTAAAGGTCACGGCCTTCGGTTGTGTCTGCAATGATTGCATCCATAAACAAGCCACGATCATCTTCCATTAAAGTTAATGTGCCATTCTTTGTACGAGCTAGTGGCAAACCTTCGTGGTTAATTAGCAAGCGAACATCAGGTGTTTCGCTAAGTGTCTTACGGAAAGCGCCAGGGGCGATAGTTTCCTTGAATGGTAGTGGAACGCTGGCATCATTGAACACCGCTGCGTAACCACGCAAACGCATTGTTCCATCCTCTGCCTGGCGTGCTTCAACATCTTGTACCGTAAATGTACGGCGTTCGATTTCTTTCACTTTGCTCCTTGAGTTAACTTCCCCGCCTGGTTCCATATCTTCGGAAATTGAAATTGCAACCATCTGATCTATTGCTTCTTGCTTTGTACCGTGGCAAGCCATCGTTGTGTAAGAACCATCTGATTCTTGCTTAACTGTTGCCCATCCTGAGCAATCGGCCTGTTTGTCTGAAATAAAATATGGCATTACTCAACCTCATAAACGGATGTTGGGTCTGCAGGGTCAATTGTTGAAATCTGCTGCAATTGGGTAGATGGCAAACCAGTATGCTTCATATCAGGCAAGCCAACTGCCTTTGTAACTGCCGCTGGGTCAAAGCCAACCTGAATCAATGATGCAGCAATCTCGGTGCGTAGCTTGAGGCCAACATCCTTAGCATCTGAAGCATCAATGTTTTGCAATGGCACACGGTATTGGTCTCCGTCTGCAATTGGTGCCATATCTTCGTATGCGTGAACATCGTTGAGTGATAGGAAACCTTCACGCAAACCCTTTGTGTAGGCTTCGTAGCGCTCAAGAGTTGTACCGCGTAGCAGTGCATCAAGGTTAAAGCGAATGAAACCATCAGGTTCAGGTAGCAATGTTGAAAGTGATTGCTCAATTCGCTCCAAGATTGGGCGCAATGAGTGCTGAACAAATGAAAGGTTTTGCGCTTCAACTGATGCAAATGACATTGCACCCGCTACTGGATGACCAAGTAGCGATAGTGGAACGCGGAAAATACGAGCAATTTCTTCAACTGAGAAGCGGCGAGTGTCTAGCAACTGCGCATCTTGTGCGTTGATCTGTAGCGGCTTGAAAGATGCACCGCCTGAAAGAATACCGATCTTGCCTGCGCGGTATGGGCCAGTGTGAGTTAGGTTCCAATCACGGCCAATATCGCCAGCCTGTTCTTCAGTTAACTCGCCTGGTACTTCAATGACTCCGCCAGGGTTGGCAGCGTTACCAAAGTATGAGGCGGCATAAACATCTGCTGCCATTGCAGCGCCAAGTGTTGTACGGCAAGCGGCAACTGGGCTGAGGCCGTATCGCTGACCTGGTAGGCGGAAATCAGGGATGTGCAAGATTTCTCTATCGGTCAGGCGTTCTTCATAAAAGCCTTGTGAGTCTTTAATCTTTACAAAATAAATAAGTGGCTCGCCTGGCCCTAAGCGCTCGATGCGCACATTGCGTGGGTCAATTACATAAGTTTCTTGAACTTCGCCTAATTCATCTCTGACTGTCAGGATGTAAGCGTTGCCTTCAAGTTTGAGCGAAGTAACAATTTGCTCGTAAAACTCAAGGCGTGTTGTTTCAGGATTTGGCTTTGCAACCCAGTTTGGTTGATCGCCGTAGATTGTTGAATAAGGCAAACGGTTACGGCCACGGCGCACATAAGCACCAACTGGCAATGAAGAAACTGTATCTGCCAATAGGCGCACACAAGAATAAACTGTTGACATACGAATTGCAGATTCAGAATCTACGACTACACCAGCAACTGAGCTGAACGCAGGGCGGCCAGGAATCAATGGCTCTATGTATTGATTGTTTGCTGAACGCTTAAAGGTAGCACCCGCCAAACGCTTTGATAAACTCATTAGTTAGCCTTTTCTGTAATCCACACTAGAAACACACCTGAAACGATAAGAGCAAGTGGCACTGAAATCATTGCAAGGCCAGTTGCTGCAAGAGTTGCACCGACAATTTCAACAGTTAATGAAAGATCAAACTTCTTCATCTTGCTCCCTATACCTGAATTGAAAAGAATCTAGCAACTGGTGCTGGCGGTTCAGCGGGTTGTGTTGCTCTATCGTAACCAAAGATTGATGCAACCGCTGCATCCACCTTACGCCTGCTACTTGCTTTGGCAACCATAACACCACGGCTTGATTGTTTTGTTACGCAGTTGGCAATGTGTCGAGCAAGTCTTTCATCTCCATCGTGGGTAAATGATTCATTCACCACGGCTTCGTAAAACTTTTGTGTTGCTGGCACCATATTCTGCGCACTGTTTGGATAAGAAACTACAGGCAAGCCTTCTTCATCCAAAACCATAAATGTGCGCTGCCATCGTGCAGGGTCAAAAACAATTTCTTTTACATTGAAGCGATCATCGCGATATGTGTCCACAATTGTTTGCTCAACTTCAGCAACTGGAATGTGCCAGCCTTGTTCGGCATCATCAGGGCGTTCCCACAAACCAACAACCATTAGGTGCGGCTTTTCTCCGCCAAGTAGCCAAGCCACAAGTGCGGTTGAGTCGTTTGAAAACGCTCCATCGAAGGCAAGGATTACATCTTCGCCAGGTTCAGGAAATC